AATAAATTAACAGGATCAAAGATTCTATTTCGTGGAATCAAAACGAGTTCAGGCGTGAACACTGCAAATCTCAAAAGTATTGCCGGTTTGTCAACTTGGGTAATTGACGAAGCCGAGGAACTAACCGACTCCGACGTATTCGACAAAGTGGACCTTTCTATACGAGCTAAGGAAAATTATAATCGTGTTATTTTGGTAATGAATCCGTCGTATAAAAGTCATTGGATTTACAACGACTTTGTAAAAAAGAAACGAACGGACACAACGTACATTCACACGACATACATAGACAACAAGGAAAATTTAAGTGATTCATTCATCCAAGCCGCGGAAAAAACCAAGCGAGAGAATCGCGCGCGATATGAACACCTATTTTTGGGCACTTGGCTAGATGATGCCGACGGAATGCTATGGAATCGCGCAATAATCGGTAAAGCTCGAATTGACGAAGCGCCGAACCTAACTAGAATAATTGTAGCAATTGATCCCGCAGTTACGGCGAATATGCAAAGCGACGAAACGGGCTTAATTGTCGTTGGAAAAGATAGCGAAGGTTTTGGATACGTACTCGAGGACTTAAGCGGAAAATACTCGCCTAATCATTGGGCAAAGGTAGCCAACGACGCCGCGTTTAGGTGGAACGCTGATTGCATAGTCGCGGAAAAGAACCAAGGTGGTGACATGGTCGAAGCTGTATTAAAGTCTCAAGGAACTAATTTTAGAATAAAGCTAGTAACAGCGACGAAAGGAAAATATGTGAGAGCCGAGCCCGTTTATTCATTATATGAGCAAGGGCAAATTTATCACGTTGGAAGTTTTCCTATCTTAGAATCGCAAATGGTAACCTTTAACCCTGATAAAGGAAAATCGCCCGATCGAGTTGACGCGCTTGTTTGGGGTTTAACTGAATTAATGGTAAAAAACAACTTTGAATTCTCAATATGAAAAAAGAAACTATTGCCGCGCTTATCTTGATGTTAATCACTTATTTATTTATAGTTTTTGTGACATTGGATTTTAACGTATTTAATTGGCATTGGAGCGCTCGCGCTGTTATGGTAGTAACTTGGTTTTACGGAGTTACATTTTTAGAAAAGAATAAATAAGTATATTTGCTAAAACGAATATGCTATGCTATTAAAGGCTCTAAGGTCATACATTACTCCTACGGTTATTTCGACACCTCAGAAACCCGATGTAAACCTACTCAATCAAATACTTTATGGCCAATTTACGGCCTCCACGATGGTTGTTTGGTATGACTCAAATCAACAGACATTTATTGACAAAGGATACAAAGGAAACGCGCTTGTTTATTCAATCATTCGAAAGATAGCCGAAAAAGGCAAGCAGTGCCCTACTTACGTTTACAGAGAGACCCAAGCAGCTAAAAAATACAGAGGCGGAAAATATAATTCAAAAGAGCTTAACAGATTGCAAAGCATAGCATTTAGAAAGAAGGAGCTTGAAGATGTAAGTTATACCGATCCCGTAAGCCAGTTGATTAAGAATCCGAATCCAATGCAAACTTGGGCGGAATTCTTGGATTCTATGCTAACGTGGTACAATACTAGCGGCGAGATATTCGTTTACGGCTTTGCTCCACAGGAAGGACTAAATAAGGGCAAAATTAAGGAGATGTACGTTTTGCCGTCTAACTATGTCGAGATTGTGGCTGGCAGTTTATTTGAGCCAGTACGAGGCTATAAATTGATAATTGGAGATCAGAACATTGAAATTCCAGCAAATGAAGTTTTGCATATTAAAACCACAAATTTAACTTGGGATTTGAATGGCGCTCAACTTCGTGGAATGCCTCCACTGTTGGCTGGTTTAACAACATTGCAAGCTAACAACGAAGCGACAGAGGCAAAGCAGAAGACTTTCCAGAATGGAGGCGCAAAAGGAATTATTTCTCCGAATATCACAAACCCTGAGTTCTGGCCATCCCCTGATCAGCGCGCTAAGATGGATGAGCGGATAGATGAGAGGATAAACGGTAATAAGAACCTAAATAAGATTGTTGCATCTTCAATTCCTTTGCGTTACGATGCAATTGGATTGAGTCCTGTGGCTATGGACATTATCAACTCTCAGAACATGGATTTGCAAACGCTTTGCGGTCTTTGGGGAGTTAACCCTGTATTGTTTACATCTAACGCAACCTATGCCAATTTGGAAGGCGCGCAGAAGGCTTTGGTTACCGATGTGATTATGCCACAGCTCCAAATGATTGAGGAGAAGTTTACGCAATGGCTAGGGATGTCTTACGGCATGGATTATGTGATTGACTTTGATATTTCATCATTCTCGGAGTTACAACCTGATGTGCAGGTTATTTTGGATACTTATGGCAAATCTCCATATTTTACAGGCAATGAGGTTAGAAGCTTGTTAAACTGGCACGCTAGCGAAGACCCAGCGATGGATGTGCATTGGATTCCTAACAACGTACTTCCAAGCGATGAGGCACTAGGAAACGCTACAACGGACTTTGTGGACTTCCAAGCATAAAAAATGAATAAAATAAATTACTCTAAGGTTAGAAGGTCGGCGCAAGCGGATTTGAAGAAATACGAGCGCCTTGGAGTAAAAATATTTACTGAGGCATTAAAAGAGCAAGCAAAGCCAGTTGTGCCATTGTTGCCCATGCAAGATGCTTATGTAAAGTTTTATCAAGCTGTATTTGTTGATTCTGCAACTAAAGAGTTTAATCGGATTCGTCAGGACAATAGAGAGAAGAAGTTTCTGCCAGATAATTTTTTTCTTAGCACTTGGCTTGAGTTTATAAAGAATTGGGTAATTGTTAATTTAGGTCAGTTAATCTTTGATGTAACGGATACTAGTCAAAAAAAAGTTAACGAGATAGTTGCTCAAGGTATTGCGGATGGATTAACACCAAGACAGATTGAAGAATTGTTGGTTGAGCAGATTTCAGATATAAAAAGAGCTAGGGCAATTGCTAGGACTGAAGCTACAAGAGCTTACAACGAAGGTAAAAAGCGTTCGGCACAAGATTGGGCAAATCAGACAGGAACTCAGCTTTGGAAACTATGGATTCATGGAGGTGCAAAAGAGCCAAGGATTCAGCACATACAAGCACAGAATAAACCGATACGATTTGATCAGCCGTTTGTGTTTTTTACGAATGGAGTTCAGGTATTGATGGACAAGCCTGGAGATTTAAACGGAGGAGCTGCTCAGACTATAAACTGCTCATGTGTAGTGGTTTACGTTTCAGAATCCTACGCTAGAAGGTATTTTAAGGATACATTTGTTCTGTAAGCAGTTTTGTTTGTTAATTTTATTTATTTGTATATTTGTCTAAACGAATAAGCAATGCTAGAGAAAGCCGAGCAAACGTATTCCGATTATCCAGAGGCGGTTAGAAATAATGCCAAAAGAGTTTTGAAATATGTTGATGAGAACGGATGGGGGCCATGTGGTACTCCGGTCGGAAAACAGAGGGCAAATCAGCTTGCAAACGGAGAACCTCTTTCGGTTGATACGATTAAAAGAATGTTTAGCTATCTTAGCAGACATGAAGTTGATTTAGAGTCTTCTTCATCTTATTCTGATGGTTGTGGTCTATTGATGTACGATGCATGGGGGGGTAGGGCTGCTTTGACTTGGAGTAGGAATAAATTAAAGGAATTAGAAAAGACTAGCGATATGTGTTTTGTAAAAAAAGGATTAAACCAAGGCTTTACAGATAGCGACATGAAACAGGGTATTGTTTCGGGTTACTTTGCCATGTTTGGCAACAAAGACTTGGATGGCGATGTAATTGAGGCAGGTGCTTTTACTAAGACAGTAATGGAGCGTGGCCCTCAAGGAAAGCAGTTAATCAAGTACTTGCTAGATCACGATAAAAATAAAGTTGTCGCAAAAATCAACAATCTTTACGAAGACAATAAAGGATTGCGATACGAGGCTAAAATTGGTAGCCATGCTGCTGGAGCCGACTTTCAGAAGATGATTGAGAGCGAACTAATCAACCAGCATTCGTTTGGCTTTAGAACTATTAAAGAGCAGTTCGACCAAGAGGCTAAAGCGAACCTAATTAAGGAAGTAATGATGTACGAAGGCTCGGCGGTTCAATTTTTGGGTGCTAATCCTGAAACTACGTTTATTGACCTTAAAAGCGAAGCTGATGCATTTGAATATCTTGATAGACTTGAGAAGTTTGTAAAGACATCAGATGCAACCGATGAAACACTTGAAAAACTAGAAAATCAACTTAAATCACTTTTGGAGTTTCTAAAGCCAGCCGAGCCTACTTTGGAGATTAAAGAAGCCGAGCCCGTAGATATAATTACAATTAACGAACTTAAAAAACAATTTGAATCATGGAAAATCTAACAATTGATGCCGTAAAGGCAGTAATTGCAGAAGCTGGCGAGGCTCTTAAGGCAAAGGCTAGTAATGCAGAAGTGAAAGCTAACGAAGCTTTCGAAAAGGCTGAGAGCTTACTTAAGTCTCTTAGCGGTGTAGTAACTAAGGAAGAAGCTGCTGAGATGCAAAAGCAACTTGACAAGCTTGACATTGCAATGCAGAAGAATGCAGTAGAGAAAGAAGTTAGCGGTGAAGATTTCAAGACTGCTTTCATGAAGGCTTATGCTCCAGTACAAGCTGAAATCGAAAGATTGAAGTCTGAGCCTAACGCTCGTCTTAAAGCTCCTTTGGTATTTGAAATTAACGAGAAGTCAGTTGGAACCATTACTTTGGCTTCTACAATCGCTAACGAAGCGTCTTCTGGACAAGTAACAATCTCCGAGTTTACTGGTGTTGTTTCTCCTATCCGTCAGCGTTTGTTGGTTTACCTTGCTAACGCAAGTGTTGGAGCAATCGGAACTCAGTATGCAGTATGGGTTGAAGAATACGATCAGCAAGGAACTCCAGTAATGATTGGCGAAGGTGTTGAGAAAACTCAAATCGATGTTCAATACAAAGAGCAGAGAGCTAAGGTTGAGAAAATCGGTGTACACATGAAGGTTTCTATGGAAATGTTGGAAGATGCTGCTTACTTGGCTTCTTACATCCAAACCAATGGTGTAAAGCGTGTTGAGACTGTAATCGAAAACCAATTGTTTACTGGTAACGGAACTTCTCCACAGCTTGCTGGTTTGCTTTCTAAGTCTACCACTTTCACTGGCGGTTCAATGGCTGGTGGTGTTGAGTCTGCTACTAACTGGGATGTTATCCACGGAATTATCGCTCAAGTAAGAGCTGCTAACGGAACTGCTACAGGAGTATTTGTTGAGACTGGACAGTATCACTTGATGCTTTCTGAGAAAGATGCAGAGAAGCAATATATCTTGCCAGCTGGCGTTACTTTCAACGCACAAGGTGGAATTACTGCTTGGGGTGTAAACATTATCCCAACCAACGCTTTGACTGGAACTGCTGCTAACTTTGTAGGTGGTGACCTTTCAGTTATCAACGTACGTTTGAGAAGCGGTTTGCAGGTAGCTATCGGAGAGTCTGGCGATGACTTCATCGACAACTTGAAGACTGTAAGAATTGAGCAGCGTTTGGTGCAGTTTATCTCTGCTAACGATACTCCAGTATTGGTTAAAGGAACTTTTGCAGCTGCAAAGGCTATCCTTGAAACTACTTAATAGTGTTTTGTGTTTGTGTTTAGTATAAAAGGGCGAGAAAATTTCTCGCCTTTTTTTGTTTAACTAGTTCAAAATCATTTACTTTAAAATAAATTATTTCATATGGCAACATTTACGATGTGTAAGCCTCAAAGATGCAAGCTAAAATTATCCTGCCTTCGGTTTACTTCTAAGGCTAGTGAAGGTCAGGTTTACTTTAATGAAGAACCATGCAACCATGAAGGGACTGATTGCAAAGTATATTTCAAAAAAAATTGTAAGCCTTGTGGCGAAATATAATTATGAAAAAACCTACAAAAAAAACGCTTAATTCAATTGACATGATTAAAATCATGGAATCAATTCCAAATGATGACACCAATTTTCAATATATAGATATGAAAGCTGGAGAAGAGCATTATAGATTACTTGCCTGGATTGGTGGCCAAGTAAAAGGTAATATTATGGAATTAGGGACTTTTAGAGGACATTCAGCTCTTTGTCTCTCTAAATCAGGAAACAAGGTATTTAGCTATGATGTTCAAGATTATATTTCTTTAAATTATAAGCCTGAGAATGTTAATTTTTTAATAATGGAAAATGGTCATAAATTTATTGATGATTCTTTTGATTTATTGTTTATTGACACAATGCATGATGGAATTTACGAACAACAAGTATTAAACCATTTAAGGGATATTAAATGGAAAGGAATAGTTTTAATGGATGACATTTTGCTTTTTGATGAGCTTTCTAAACTTTGGGAACAAATTCCAGAACAGAAAGCAGATTGGACAGATATTGGTCATCATTCAGGTACAGGAATAATTTGGTTTAAATGAAATTATCAATTTTAGTTCCTTCAGTAGCAGAGCGAAGAAAAACCTTTTTGCCTAAATCATTGGATATGCTTTATGGTCAATTAGAAGCATTGCCAGAGCAAGACCAAAAGGAGGTTGAAATTATCTATTTAATTGATAATAAAACGATAATGCTTGGAGACAAGCGAAACCTTTTGGTAGACATGGCAAATGGCGATTACATTGCATTTGTTGATTGCGATGATAGGATAAGCTCAGATTATATTTTAAGCCTTTTAGAAGGCATAAAAAGCAATGCAGATGCGATTGTATTTTTAGCCGAGGTATCATTAAATGGAAATCCGCCAAAGATTTGCAGGTATTCTAAAGATTACATTAGAGACTATAACACCGAAACTGAATATCATAGGTTGCCAAACCATATTCCTTGTATAAAAAAGTCAATAAGTAAAAAGGCTTCTTTTCCTTCACTGAAAAGAGCTGAAGACTCAGGCTATGCAAAGTTATTAAGGCCATATATAAGTACTGAGCATAAGATAGACAAGGTGCTTTATTATTACGATTATAATGATATGACTACCGTCGCTCAAGAGGATATTTTAGAAATTAGACATAAAAAAGCAAATATGGGAAAAATTGTTGCAGATATTGTGTTTATAAGCAATGCTCAAAAACTTGGAAAAGATTTTACCCAAATGGCAATAGATACGGCAATTAAAGGTGCTAATGGATTGAGAATTAATTGCATTGTAATTGAATCAATGCCAAACATATTTTATAAAAACGCAAGTACATTTAATCCTGACAAAGATTTTAATTATAATTACTATTTAAATTTTGGAGCGGTTCGAGGAAATGCTCCTTGGATTATGTTTTGCAATAATGATTTAATATTCCGAAATGGATGGCTTCACGCTTTAATTTCAGCAGACTATCCTATAGTAAGTCCAATTTCCCCAAAAGATT